GAGGGTCGTGTACAACATCAGCTAATGCTGTTACTGCTGGAGCTTCAACTTCAAGCTGTCTCTTCTCAGCTAATAACTGCTCAATCTTTTGTTTTTGCTGTAGTTCTGCCTCTCTGTACTGAGTTGCTAGTTTTTCTGTAGCCTCTTCATATCTACCCTTTGCCTCAAGCTCTTCTTGTTCTTTTTTCTGCTTAAAAGCAATCAAAGCATTTACATCTACATCTTGAGGCACAGCTTTTGCAGCTTCCTTAGCTTTCTTGTAATCATCTAATATTTCAGAATTAGATTTTCTTAGTCTTTCAACTTCTGCCTTTAACGCAGCCATTTCAGCTGAGTTATCTGGCTTGATTACTTCGTCTGCCATAAATAAAAAATTAACAATTATTCACAATATTAGCTCCACTTTGTCTTGTCCGCCCAAAAAGCTGCCGACATTTTGCCTTTTGCAATATTTTTTGCGTGTCTTGCCTTAAAACTCTTGCGTTTTGCCTTATCTGCGGCTGATTCGCCCTTTGTAGGTGGTTTATTCTTTGCTCCCTGCATACCAAACCTGATGAGCTTGACCTTATCGCCTTCTTTTGCAAGAACAACATGAGACTTTGTTGGGTGTGATGGGGTTCGCTTTGGTTTATTAAAACCAGCAAGTCCAAATCTTTTAATTCTAGGATCACTCATTTTCTGTATCTTCTATAGATAGCCATATCAGCAGTTCTAGCTTTATCACCTCTCATGTAACTATTGACCCGACCCATAGCCCACGCACCCATAGGAACATTTCTGGAACCAGATGACAAATATGCACCTTGCCCTTTTCTATATACAGCAGCAAGTTCGCCATATTTAAACTTTGTACCCTCTGCTTTTTTCTTTAAGCTACTTTTTACTTTTTCGCTTAGTGGTTTTCTTTTTGGAGCCATCTTGTTTAGTGCGTGATTTTGATACAGCTTTTATATCAATATACTCTCCTCTTTTGTAAGCTTCCGCAGTGCGTTTGATCTCAGCTGCCTTTGCACTTTTATTCTTGGCACCACTAAGGTATTTCTTAGCAACGCCAGTCTTTTTATCTTTCGCTACCTTGCGGAACTTTCTTTTCACTTTTTAGTTTTCTTTTTGGCTTTTTTAGGTTCTTCACCCTGTTTTGTAAACTGATAACCCATTATTTTTTGCCCCCTTTTTTAACTTTCTTCTTTTTTGGTGGTCTGCCGACCTTAGAGCCATAAGTCCCTTTCCCCATTGGAGCCATGATGTTTAAAAGTAGCTGTCTTTATATTACTTCCTTTTGCGTTTTTTAGCAGTTGAAAAAGCTATTGCTTGAGCTTGTTTTAATGTCTTGCCCTCTTTCATCAGCAAACGTATGTTGCCAGAGATAGTCTTTTGTGATTTGCCTTTCTTAAGTGGCATTTAACTAAAAGAGATTTTGCCTTCATTAATATCTTTAACAAAAGATTGAAAGTCCTTTGCTTTACCAGCAGCTTCAATAAATTTTCTACGCTCCTCAATATCAAGATTCAAAGAAGTCATTATCTGTGCTAAATCTCTTGAATTGTTTACAGTTTCTACATTCATAGACCTACAGTATCACTTACCACTATAGCTGATCTGTTAAGAATTACCCAATAGTCAAGATTCCAGTGAACTAATTTATCACCTACTTCATCAACTAAAGGCAAAGGCACTTGGTAGCCATCTATTCCAAGTATTGTGCAAGCTTCACCAACAGTATTCACTTTATAACCTGTTAGCTTTGTTGCTTTTGCAATCGTTTCATTTTCCCAATTTTTAAAAGTTGTTTTATACCAGTCGGAGTCAGGAAAAGCGTGTGCACCCTTTAAATTTTTTGTGCTTGCTCCTTTATCCCAAGTTTTTAAATTTGCATCTTTTTTTATTCCAAAAGCTGTTATCCTTTTTTTCTTTTCTGCCGCTGTAACTGTCGAACCATAACTTGATGTATAATTTTCGGCTAAATCAAAAGCGTTTTGATTGCCTTGCTTGACCATAGCTTTTGTTCCATGTATATTTCTTGACGCTGCATAAGAGCCATTACCATAAATACCATTGCCCTGATAATAGTAATCTCCTGTTTTACCAATACCTTTAAACTCATCAGACCATTTATCATTGGAAACACCTCTATACACAAGTAAGTTTTCACCATCAGCACCTTTAACTAAATCTGTTCTATCTTTCAAAGCTTTAACATTCTTGACCCTATCTGGTCTTTTGTTAAATCCTTGTTTCCAAAATAGATAGTCATTGTACATAGGTGAGTTTTTATCTATTGCTCTTTCTATACTCAAACCTTTTTCAAGTCTTTCAATCTTTGCATCTATTGGCCCTGTAGATGGATTTTTAATCCCCCTTGATATTTGTATCTTTCTGTCATACTCTCTAAATTCTTTAAGATCAGCTAGTAATTCTTTTTCAGTAAGTTTTTTAAGTGGTTTTGATTTAATAAAGTCAGATGCTACAGCAGTTCCTACCACTGCTTTTGGTTTAGGTGTAGTGGCTGCAACAGTTGGCTTACGCTTGGCCACAGTAGGCTTACCATAAAGTTGTCTTAATCTTGCAAGTGAAATCGCAGTTCCATCATTGCGAATCATTTTTCTCAAGGCAGCCTGTCCTGATCCTTCACTTTTTGCTAATTTTTTAAATATTCTTACTTTGCCTTCACTTCCTAAAGTCTTGGCTTGTAGCTTTCTATCTTGATTTAGCAGCCAGTTTCCGTATGTTGTCCCCTGCGGAACTCTTCCTGTAGATGATGGTCTAGTGTCAAACTGTGTTGCTGGCGGCTTTTCAAGGTCAGGATATTTCTTTTGCAAACCATCAAAGTCCACAACAGGGACAGTAGTAGATCGACAATTAAAGTGTTGCGGTGGTGTAGGGCCATTATTGTAGTCAAATGTTTGTCCATCAAGTCGCTGACATATAGCACTTGTTCGAGAGTCCAGTGTTGCCACATATTCATATTTAGGTGATACCTTTTTATTTGCTGCATATACAGCCTGTGATGCTTGATTTGTTACCTGATTAACAGATGTTCTAACGATAGTCTGGATCTGGTGATTAGCTAGTTTTGTTAATTCACCACCAGCCAAAGCAATCTGTTTAACATTTCCTTTTTGAGAGAAATCAAGTCTGCCAACTAATCTCCTACTAATCTGCTGTAGTGTCTCACCAGCAAACACTCCTGACCTAACTGCAAGATCTAACCTTTGGGCTGAGGATTCTGCTATACCCCTAAATGCTTTTCTTACTGTGTTGCCATTTGGAAGTGTGATTGATGCTCCCTGCTGGGCTGTAAGTTTAAATTTACCAGATCCAAATTCTTTAAAATTATCCTCAGTAAAAGCTTTGTCAGTAAATATGTTCACCTGTGATGGATCAGTCATTATTACAGACTCCGCATATCTATCGCTAATTGCAACACTATTAATCGGGACATTGCCAGATGCTGTTACTTTTTTAAGTTCGTTTTGTATAAACTCAGATTGTAATTCTGCAACACCCTGCATTTCTGTTCCCATATCTATGGCTGACCTTAGCCACCAAGTATCAAGACTATCTTTTGATTGCTTTATTATGGCTCTTAATCTTTTTCTTGTTTGCGGTGCAATGATTCTTGCTCCTCCTTTTGCTATCTCTGTGACCTGTCTTTGATCTATTGCTCTCAACTGCTTTGCTGCATTTAAGATTATTTCGTTGTAGTTAACGACATATTTCAGTGCAACAGAATTTGAATACCTATTAAGATCAATAGTTTCCCTAAAAAATACCTCTGGAGTGGACATTTATCATTCTTCCTCTGTGTCCGCTGCCGCATCTGCTGGCTCCGCTGGTTCCTCCCTTTCTGTAAGACCTCCATTCTGCGTTGTTTCAATCTCATCTTCCACATCAAAGTCATCACCAAGTATCTCTCCAGCTGATAGCTGATTCAATAATGTCTCCTGACTGATAGTGCCAGAGGTAAACAATGCAAGTAATGACTGGATCTCTTGTGGTTCTAGCCTTGCAGAAACAAAGTCTCTGTTAACAAAGCAACTGCCAGCATTAGTTTCATTAAGATATTCGCTATGAAACTTCAAGCAGTTATCAATCAGGTCTTGCATTTGCTGAGCAACAACCATCATTGTGCTGTCATTCTGCGATCTATCTATTCTCTTGGCCTCTGCTGTCTCTCCCACCAACTTCTGCCCAAGAACTGCGGCCAGCGATAAAGTATTAATCTGTTCTTTTATATCATCAAGCCTTTTGAACTGACTATCATAGCTATCTCCTGATGGGCTGATGTATTCCATGCGTAAATCTGGTGGCAATGCTAGTGCTTCACTAGGGCCTGTTGTTATTTCATCTGCGTTTGGATAGCCAAAGACTGCAAGCAATGGAACAGAACTGATGTGCAAGATGTTGTCCAAATCAGACTGGATCTGATAATGCTTAAGGTTTAGCTCTGCAATGTCATACAAAGGACTGCGGCTTTCATAAAATCCAACTCTATTGGAATAGGCAACAGCAAAAGGTATCTTGTCCTTTAAGCTCATTTCACCCTCTTCAAACAATTTATATTCGCCTTTCTTTTCGTCTCTTCTATGGATTTCATATCTGCCACGTCCTAACACTCGAACCTGAGTTATATTCTTCTCACCATACTTGCCATCTGGCTCAACAATCCTCTCTAATAAACGTAACTGTGTGAGTTCTCTTGCACCATCTATGATCTCAGTCCTCCAGCCTAAAATGTCTGATGGTTTATATGTTACCCAGTATGGCCTAGCTTTCTCTCCTTCCTTTGGTGCATCTACTAAAACACCACAATGTCCAAAAGAAATAACTGTTCTTGCTGTCTGATAAAGCCATACATTAAGATCGTTGCCCTCTAAATCAACATCAAACAACTGCTCTCTAACAAGATCAGATACATCATCCAAACGCATTGGCTTTCTGACCAGCATACCTGACAGCATCTTTTCTATTCTCTGAAGATATGGAACTACTGTTGACCTTGCTAATCTGCGATCATAGCTGTCATCTACTTCTCTTTCTAGCTGAGGCAAGTATTTTCTATGCTCACTCCTGATTTTATATGTACCTTCCTTCAAATCTGCTATCAAATCCCAGAACTGTGCCATGCGTTGATGAGCCGCATTAGGGCTTGCAACTGTCGTTACAGCTTGAGTGATGGACTTATTGTAAATATCAAGTGAGCTATACACAGTTTTGCCTCAATAATACCATGATCTTAATATATTCTAATCCCTGTAGGTTTGCCCGACCTTGCAAATAATGGATTGAACTCACGCCATATCAAATAGCCAACAGCGTCAGCCATGTGGTCATAGCCAGACTCTTTATCAGGCTCTCCCTTTTCGTTGTATGACTGAAGTTCCATTGATTCGAT